CTTTTGAGGTTGAAGTAGTTCCTGCTGGGTTACGTCCTTGTGTGATAGTAGGAATATAAGCGTTATCAGTTACATCTGCTACAGTGGTTCCGTCGAAGTATTTAAAGTTTGTTCCATCAAGGATAAAGAATAAATCGGCAAGAGTATAGCCTTGAGAACGTGCATCCGCAAGGCCGGTGAACACTAATACAGGCTGGTTTGTTCCTGTCTGTGTATATAGTTTTGTTGTATGATGAATTAGATGGAATGTTGTGCCGTTCTTCTTCTTATAGTCCCATTCACCGTTTATCGCTCCCACTCCTAATGTGGTGGGATAGAGATATGATTGTCCTTCTCTAGAATTAAGTTGTCTGCCATCATATAAAACGTTTTGACAATTTGCCGATTGATCGTCGTTGATCTGGCTTTCTGCGTAGGTTGAATATCCACCGTTGAAGTTATCGAAATGTAATACAGGAACAACATTCTTTTTCTTAGTATTGATCTGTATCACTTTACCACCCCCAGTTATAGGAGTCTTTTATTGGTCTATACTCTGCTCTAAAGAATATACTATTGAAGCCATCGTTCCAAAGGTTTAGCCAGTTTCCTGCTAGTGTTGGATCATCTGGACTAGATATTAAGTCATACTGATACGCTGCGAAGTAACAAAGTATTCGAGGGTCGATCAGCTCCGGAAACTCTAATACATCAGTCTGAAATACCATGTCTCTAGGAAGATAGGTGTACTCTATGTTGATTACGTCACCGCTCTTTTTACGTGGACATATGAATAATGCAGTGCCCATCCATTCATACGTTACGTCAAAACCTGTAGAGTCAGTTATCAGATTACCGTCTTTGTCCTTAACCTTCTCCGTGAGAGAATTAATATTGACGAATAGTTTGCTAAGATTCGTCACATCAAACTTACCATTTGCACCTAATGTAATTTGCTCAGTAAAGCTAGGTTGGAATTTCTCTTTTGCGATCTTATTTTTTGCTCTATTTAATGAGGTTATTATTTTGCGTACTTCTTGTAGGTTCTTTCCAATGTAATCACCTGTTATAGGATCTTTGACAACTTTTTGATTGTCAACTAGCAGAAGTGTCTCTGTTATCAGAAGGTCTAGTGTCCATTGATCTGTAGAGTTGTAGTTATAATAGATATCAAATTGACCAGCATACGTTCCCGGTATAGTAATAACGTTTAAAGCCATAGTGTAGTCTGTGAAAAAAGGGGTATATGTTAGTAAGTCTGTCGAAGTGAAGTCCACTTTAACGATAGATGCAAAGGTAAGAGGAAGGGCATACGTATTTGGTACAATATCCGATGTGACTGTTATTTTATCGACTGCTAATAATAGCAACAGGTATCACCTCCGTTTATGTCGTATAATGCATCTACTACACTTTAAATCATATTAGTTACAACACTTTTAACCATCCACATATTATCGACTTGCATTAACACAACATAATCTTTCATAGCTAAAACTAGATTAGCCTTAATGTTAATATTACCACCTATACCCAAAGTCATTATACCGTTCCAAGCAATTAAAATAATTTCTTCCGTTCCTCCATAATTATATTCTATAGTGGTTATCGTTGCAGGTAACCCACCAACCCTTGAACACTTGGAATAAACTTGTAAAACCCCTGCAACACCTGCAATATCTTGGTTTGTGTAATTCACTCTATTATAATTCGACGAGACATTACTAGAATAAAGATAATTTCCTTCAATACATTGAGTTGCTCCACCCATATTAATATTTTCACAGCCTAAAATACTATTATTAGTAAATTTATAATTAGAACTTCCACTATCCCCCCAAATCAGATACCCCGTATTATCTCCAACAGTACCACATACCCTAAATTCATTTCCGTTAGATATTAATATGTTCTGACAACTCACCGACACGTCAATACATTTTTGTATATTTTCCCAATATCCTCCAAACCATTTAATATTAGTTGATCTTTCGAACGATACACCTTTAATAGCGTTGCCACAATAACATTGTATAAAGGTCTGCCCATTACCTCCTAAATCTCCCTGTATAACTTGTAAGTCATCACGAACTCTTCTGAATCTTACAGCTAATTGAGTTACGTTTATTCCATACGCTGAAAAATCACATTGCGTCCAGGTCATTTGTTCAACTTGACCTTCTTGACACATACACATACTTGTTGGATTTGACGAAGTAACAAACCGGCACATTTTCCATGCTACAAATTGATGTGGTAAATTTGTACCCGAACCACCTATTAAGGATAGTTGTGAAGCATCAAAGTTAGCAACTATTACATTACTAAATGTCCCATACCAAATACCACCATCATTATATACAGCTCGTGGTGAACCTTTAAAATAAAGACCATGTTGTCCGGGGTTTGTACCTGCAATACCATAAAAGAATAGGTCTTTAATAGTCATATATACAATTGGACCTACCGCTAAAACGACAGATTGTAATTCAGTGGAAGGAAGTGGTGTTAAAATGGTTAAATCTTGTCCTGCTCCTGAAATATGTGTTTCAGAACTTAATGTTAATTTTATATAGCGCAATGTTCCTTTAGGTATAAAGATATTTGTAAAGTTGTCTAATAAGGCTTGCAGTGCCAGAGTATCATCTGTAACACCATCCATCACACAAGCAACATATCCCACTGGGGGGAATTTTACATTGACATCAATACTATCAATTTTTGTCGTAGTATTAGCCAACTGCGTATCAACGCCATCTAACCTTATTCCTAAACTAGCACTTGATCCTCTAGCTACAACTATCTCAGCATTGCTACTACCTGCATTTATAACAAGTGCATTAAATGTAGTTTCTAAGGTAGTAAAATCTTCTTCTAGTTTATTCTGCTTTGATGTATTAGAAGCAATTACAGGAACATTAGTTGATAATAGATTTTCCTGTTCAGTCATTCTAACTTCTAATGTATTGATTGACTGAGTATTAGGAATGATTGAACTATCTAATGTTGTTGATATTACCGTTACTGCCATTCTTTCACCTTCCTTCTGATCTAATAAAGTGCAAGCATATAGGATTCAATTGCCTTTTTCCAAACTAAATATCCTGCTCCATTTAAATTTCCTTTAATTTGTGGTGGCATAATCATCAGTTAGGTACTCCCCAATAAGATATTGTAATTGTACCAGTTGTTGGCGCAACAGTTGCGGTTACTGATACAGCTATGGGTATTTTGAATATACCATCGAAAAATCTGGGATTGCCGTCATTTATAATAATTATCCTACCATCACTAATTGCGATGGCAAATGTTAAGCTTTTGTCTGAAATTACATTACTTCCATCGGATTCAGATACCGCGCCCAGACCACCAATAACAAACTGTATTGTACACGCTTGGTTAAGGGTACTTCTAACAGTCCATACCCCACCTTTCGCATATTTCGATAAATCAATAGTTGGTGATGAGTGTCCTACTATATCGGTAATTGCTAAGGCATCAAACAAAAATACCTCTTCCACAAATTTGCTTGCTATCGAAACTAACATTCGATCATCTCCTATAAACTTAAATTCGATAATAAAAAAGGGCAGGAGAGGTTATCCCCTGCCCCAATGGTGATAGTGCAGAATAATGATTATTAATTTATAATTATACTGATATTTTCCACGAATAAAGGCCGTTCACTTTAGCTGCTAATACGAATGCATCGTAGCGCATACGCATGTCAATCTGGATTCCGCTGATCCCAGGAGGATTCTCATGGATCTTATAGTCTTCGAGTTTCTTTACTCCGACTGTTACCGTTGGATGGCATAATACAAATGCTACGGTAGCAGGCATATACGAAGAAGGCACTGGAACAATCTTAACGCCATCCACCATACCAATCATGCCGTTAATACGTTGATTCATGGCGACCTCAGAAGCCAATACGAAATTATTGTCTTTCTTTAGGAAGGAATAGAAGGCATAGGTGCAAAATGCGATACGACCATCTACAGGTACTTTGGCGTTTCCTAAGAACTCTTGTGCAGTTAGGAAGCTAGAATAAGCATTAGTAGCAGTAATAGCTAGGGTTGTGGTAGCTAAGTTTGTTATTGCCGCTGCTGACATCACGCCGATACGATAGGTGTCGATCTCCGGCAAATAGACCTCGTTAATCTGTCTGGATAAGATCTTGTTACCTTGTGCAGTTGAATTAGTGTCATCAAGTGTCTTGCGGTCTGCCGTGATGGTAGCAGAACGGTCTTTAGTGACTGTCATAGTTTGCACTGTGTTTTGTTGCTCTGCTGCTACGCCATAACGAGCTGCACCAGTAAGCGTGTAGTCACTCAGTGCGGTTGTAGGATAGCTGTAGGCGTTTACCGTAGATACACCGCTCCATACATAGTCTGAGTTTACCGCTGCCTCTGTGAGGGATTTGAGGGTGAAACGTTCTGATACCTTAGTGTCGAATTTTGATGCATAGTTAATAGCCATTTAAAAAACACTCCTTATTCGTCAAAGCCCTCGAAGATCTTGTCTGCCTTTGCTGTATCTGATCCATGACCAGTAACGCCACCGACAGGCGCCTTCTTGGAGTTCTCTGCGTTCTGTTTTAATATTTTCATTTCGGACATAAGCTCTTGGTTCTGTTGCATCCCGTAGGACTGGGAAAGATCCATACCATTTTCTACTCTCTGCCAAGTCTCAGGTTTAATCGATTCTGGTTTAACATCGGGGAAGTTGGCGTTAAAGTTGTTGTACATGCTGTCAGACTGTTGCTGTGTTGCGTTAGCCTGTTCTCGCTGCGCTTGTGCCTTTTCCCTTGTTCCCAGCTCGTAATCTCTCTTGACTTGTTCAGGAGTTAAACCCTGTTGCGTTGCAGTTTGCTGGAAATACTGATCTTGCAATGCGGTTATATAATCATCCTCAGACATGCCGTAGCTATCGGCAATCTGCTTAAACTTACTGTGTTGTGCTAGACGTGGATCTGCTTCTGCTGCTTGTAATTTCTCGAAAACTTTCTCATAATTTAATCCTTTTTGTGAAAGCGTTCTAACTTCTTCTTCGGTGTAATCTCTCTCTTCATGGTTGTATTTCAGCTTCATATAAGCTGGTGTTTCTGCTACTGTCTCAACTTCAGTGGTGTCCTCTGTTGTTTCAGGAGCTTCTGTCGTGGCTTCTGGTTCTGTTCCCTCGGATGTCTCTGGTTCTAAATCAAATACAACATCACTAAAGTCGTCCGAACCTCCGCCGATGGCATCGTCTGCGCTCATGCATGGTGACATGAACAATCTTGAATTAAACATAAACTACCTCTTTCAATGTGCCTTTGGTTGGGCACAAACTTTTTTACTTACATTTTGGCATATAAAAAAGACCTCTTCGGTCTGTGAGTTAACTTATTTCTTTTTCATGGTCTTCTTTGGCATTGCTTTAGCTGGCATTCCTTTAACCGGCATCGCTTTAGCTGGCGTCTTTGCCATGTTACGCATCATTGCCATCTCTTGTAAATAAGGCATCTTACCTAATTCAGGCTTCTTATTGGCCTCTACCATTACTGGCTTCTTCTTCATTGTCCACCACCACCCTTCATCGTTTGTTTAATGCCTGATTGCATTAGGGACATTATAGTTTTCTGTTGTTGGTCAGCAGGAAGTTGTTTGATTTGGGCTTGTGTTTGTGGTGGTAAGCTATCATAGAAGTCAGCTATCTTGGCATGTTCATCTTGTTGCTGTTGCGCTTGGTCCTGCGTCTGAGCCTGTTGTTGCCCTTGTTGGTCTACTTGTGCTTGCTGTTGTCCTTGTGCCTGCTGTTGCTGTTGTTGCGCTTGTTGAGTTGCCATCTGTTGTTGTTGGTCCATTTGCTTTTGTAAGTTCTCTTTTACCTTCTCGATAAGATCAGCATTTTTATAGTTCTCTGGTAAGTTCTCGAGATAATCTATCATAGTGAATAGTGGATCTTTCATGCCTAACAATCTATCCATCATTTGAACCTGAGCAATCTCACTATAGTAAGAACTCGGTCCTACGTCACACTTAACATTCAACCAAAGTTTTTTAAGTACTGAGAAATCAAAATCAACTTTCTGTCTTAATCCCTTTGATTTAACAATGATAGGTCTTGTTCCATAGTTGGTACCCATGAGATCTATTAAAATACGAGCAATGTTTTCTATCCACTCATATAAGTTAGCCCTAGTATTTTCTAGGGGGATAGCTGCCTGACGTACCGTAGACGCTATAGCCGTGCCACTTGCTTGCTCTGGATTGATATTTCCTAGTGCTGCATCATTGATGCCTAACATTTCCTTGGTGTAGGAAATAGCCATATCAATAACTTTGATAATCTCACCAGACATAACTCCTGGTTGTATCTGCCCTATGTGATTCATGATGGACTCATTTGGCATTAGCCCACGAAGTCCTAAGCTTTCCCCAACTCTATTAGTAGGTTCTGGCATTCTATCGGCATTGTAAACAATCTTGGAAAACGCTGCATTCATTAGATGCCACATCACCATAGCGAATTGCCTGTTAATGTATATTTGATTTGGAATAATACCAGAGCATAAAGCTCGACCGTGATACTGGTTCTCTTGTTTCTCCCAACAGAGCCCTGTCACTGGATAGTCGTTTAAGCCTGTTTCTACATCTTTATACATATAAGCACCCTCAGTACATTTAGATGCCAGGATAGTGTCCTTATCGGCGTCGTAGGTGTAACAGATAACATAGAGTGCCTTACCTGATGACTTTCCGTTATCACTTAATATCTCTATCTTAGCCATTTCCCCAGCTTCATATTGCCAGTTAGAGTCTGAGGTGATATTGTCGACTTCTTGAGCGTTCTTATACTGCTGTGCTTCTTTCTGTAGGCTCTTTACCATGTCCCTTCCAGTAACTAGTATATAAGGCTGAGTATACTTATCTATGCATGGATTGTTTGGATTACCAAGGAATACGTTTGTTCCATTAACAAGTTCTCCGCATATCTCACCTTCTATGTTACCGAACATACCACCGTATGGTTTCTTCTTCATATCGAAGTAGCCGTGAAAGTAAACATCACCCATACGAGAAGCCTTGAACAATGCATCGCGGATCATGTTATCCATTTTAAACTTCTCGAATAAGTTCTCAATCTCTCCTGTGGCTATGTCAGAAGCATGTTGTTGGTCCTGCATCTCTGGGGTTTGCTGTTCTTCTTCTTCTGCATACTCTAGGGGCTCTAATTTGACAGAAGTCTTAGATGAAGTAATAGAAGCAACGAAGAATGTTTCAGCACGTTTCATGATGTTGAATACTGGTGTTGGCATACCGTTATTCTCTACGTTCTTCCATTGTCTATCGTTAACAAACTCTATGTTTAGGTTGACCATGTCATTGTATGGTGGTTCCAAGCTGTTGTTATACTTGCGTCCATCTAATAACTTCTGCCAGTCCTTAGTACAATCTCCCATGTAGTTACTCACTTATTACCCCTCCTTCCCAGTGCGACATCCATGTCATAGTTCATTACATTCTCCATACCTACTCTTTGTAGTTCTAACTGCATTTCTTCCTGCTCTGTACGTTTGTCTAAGATAGACTGCTTGGCATGTCTTAGGCCTACTGTGTACGCTATATAAAGGCATGAGATGGAAAATACTGTCGCTAATACTCCAATGAGTGTGTCCATATGTTTCTCCCTTCTGTGTATTAAACGTTATTGCATGGATGTAATTATACTTTGATTGTTGTACGACTTATTGTACCGATATAACGATAAAAAAAGGCCATTATCTAATATAACGACCAAAGTACATTAAACGTTCGTTTGTTGTACTACCATTTCCAAAACTCTTTAGGCATCTCTCTACCTAAGTCATTGATCATCTTGTTGTATCGTCCTTGCTCTGACTCTGGATCTATTACAGCAGGCTTGATCATTAGATTCGCTCTCATATAGTTACCAAGGCCAGTTAATGAATCCGCGCCGTCGTCATGCTTGTTCTTGCCCATCTTGACGTATGAAGTAAGCTGTCTCATGAACTTATCGTAGTCTGATCCTATCTCGTAATCCTTACGGAAGTACATATACTCTTTGTTGTATCCTGCACACATCAATATCCTAGTCTCTTTGTTCGTTGTTGCATTGCATGTAATGACGCTACAGTAAGACTTACCTTCTATAAGCTTTGCTATGTTACGGCTATATTGATATCCGCCATTGTTTGATTCTATCTGCATGATCTGCGCCTTAACGTCAATGATCTGCTGTGCAACTAAAGGCTCCGTTATCTCCACTCCGTCCTGAGTAAACACAACGTTAGTGATATAGGTGTGTTCCCCATAACGCTTACCTATTAAGGAACATAGATAATCGTCACCTTTATCTGCTGTATCAGTAAACCCTACTATTGCATCGGGAGTCTTGGTTGCTATGTCTGCCATGCTGAATCGATTAAGTTCTTCTATAGGATATAACAACCCTTTAGACTCAATAGGGTGCTGCATGAACTCCGCTTCCCATATGAAGTCTTCTGTGATCTTACGTAGTGAGTGATACTCTGACGTTGTCTTGATCTCTTCGCAGAATGTTTCTCCGCTGTCATTGAGTGCTGGTATGTTGATTATCTTCATGCCCTGCTTGTATGTCTCGCTCTCTGCGTCTGTGAGCCTGCCTATAGGGTCCTTGCGAGTCCATCTGGTAGCAATGTGTATCTCAGGACAACCACTCTCTAACCGGCTCATGTGGGTTGATGTGTACCAGTTCCATACGTTGTCTATGACTGTCTCTGACAAGGCTTCTTCAATGTTTTTGAGTCCATCGTCAAGGATTGCTAGGGTCTTGCAACCAAACCCTGTTATAGGTCCACCTACGCCGGCACAGAAGTAAGCAGGCTGTGTGTTCTTATTGATGTTCCAGTTATCTATAGCACCCTTGACTACGATGCCAGGGAATACCTTCTTATACTTAGTATTAGGTATGATGCCGTCCCTTATGTCTTTACTAAACTTCTCAGCTAACTTAGCGGCGTAACAGTTTCTCATTATACTACCGTCTGGGTTGCGTCCTAACATCCAAGCACAGAAGAGAGACGTTATATAGCTCTTTCCTGCCCTCGGTGGCATACTCACGGCTAGTTCTATTACTTTACCGTCCGCTACCTCCTGGAAGGCATCTGCAATAAGCTTAAGATGTGGCTTACCGATGGTGAAGAATGATGAGTCCATGTATACGCAGAAGTCATAAAAGGATTGCCTACATAACTCTAGTTGGAGCTGTTGCAGTATGCTCATTCTTAATCAACTCTCTTATCTGATCAGGTGTAAGATGGGAAAAGTCCATTGTTATATCATTATCGGCCTTCTCAGTTGCTTCACCTAGTAACAGTAATTCAAGCTTTACTATTGTTTCATAGTCTTTAACCGTTTCTATGTTAACAGGTCTCATCCTGATAATTGCTTCTGATATTATCTTTAAGTGCTTTGCTTTTTCATTAAGCACGGTTATATTAGTTTTCTTTTCTAATGATTTACCGATGTTAATATCCCTCTGTATAATGCGTTCTTGCCAGTCAAATTCCTTGCTCCACTTGAATAATGACCTTTCACTGAACTTAAACTGAATAGCTACTGAACTAAGGTTTCTTTTATCTCCAAGTGAATAGTAATACTCAAAGGCTTCCTTATGCTGTAGTGTCTCAGTCACATTACCATCACCTTTCTATCTCCAATGTTCCTTAACATATCCCCTTATCCCATTCTTCGGCTTATACGCAGTATAAATCAATCGAAATGCTTCTTCTGCTTCTTCGAAATCCTCTGGTAGTTCATCCCTCATATATAGCATGGCTAGTGACGGGCTACGCGAACCTCCAACGTTGCAGTGCACGAGTACTTTCTTATCATGATCTAAGTAAAACTTAATAAATACTAACGCTTCGTTAATCATTTCTTCTGCAAAGTATTTCTTGCTGTCCGCATCTATTATGTTGAGTGCTAACTCGTTACCCCTGAGTGCGTACAAATATTCCTTATGGTTCTTATCTAGTGGTCTCCCTTTATATCCAACAAACCGTCTGTGATAAGGCTCCTTGCAAGCGTGAACTATAGCAAAGTCTGTTAGCCCTATACAGTCGTTTGTGTTACCTACAAATAGGTTATGTTTTACCTCGATCATATAAAGACCGGCTTATTGCTCTGCATCATACGATTAAATGCTATATATGCCGGGCTATCCTCATACTCTGCTGTTACCCATTCACCTACCCAGGATTCTTCTCGACACTTTTCTTTTTCTATGTTCCAACGTCTGCATGTGGCGCAGTTAACGCGAGCATCGTTATATTTTGCTATAAATTCTTTACATGATCTTTTCTCGCCCAACATGATCGTTACACCTCACTCACATATTTTACAACCGTTTGGAGTGCATTTATTTGTGCTGATATGGCTTTGAGAGAATCTCTGCCACTTACATATCTCGCTTCTGCTAAGTCTCTGTTAAACTTTAGCTCCGAGGTATTACCTCTGGCTATGTCTGCTATTAGAGTTACGCTCATACCCTCTAGTTTGAGCTTTACTATATCTCGGCCTAGTGCACTCCTGTATGCCTGTTCTGTTTCTGCACTTGCCTTAGCTAATATAAATAAAGCATCGCTACCTTTTGACAGGCGTTTAGATGCTTCGTGAATTTCAGATGCAATGGATTGTACTTCCACTTTGTCACCCCTTATATTTGGGTATAAGGAAACCCCGGATCGAGTCATTAACTAGTCTCATCCGGGGCACACCTCTTATAGAGAATTATATCATGCTTGTCAACCTAATGTCAACTATGATATGATGTAATATTTAAAGTAATGATAGTTGTTGGAAGTTGTTCTTGTATTTAAGATAACTAAGCACTTCTTTTTCCCTTGCCTTACTATAATATGATTGCTTTGGATACCAATTAGAAAATAGCTTTTTACCTTTTGAGCTATTACAGCTCAGGCATGAACATATGATATTTGACGCTGAGTATTCACCTCCGAGATTCAATGGGTAAAGATGATCTTGTGCTAACGGCTTAACTTCCCCACAGTAAGCGCAAGAATTATTAAAATGTTTCTTGATAGTTTCCCATTGTTCCACTGTTAGCGTGTGTGGAACCTTTCTTGCTTTAGCTCTTCTATTTTGTGCATTAATAGTCAGTTGGGTTCTATTTGCCTTAATGTATATCTTAGCTCGCGCTGCATGGTATTCTTTATGGGCTTCATAGTATGATTTTTGAGCAATTGCAAATCTATCTTTATTTATTTGATAGTATTCTTTTTTATATATTTTAATTTCCTTGTCATGTTCTTCTACGTATACCTTATCCCTGATCTTCCGGCATTCTTTGCATGTTCCAGATATGCCACTCTCTGACTGATTAGTTCCAATAAAATACTCACTAGTTGACGGTTTTTCTACCCCGCATTTTATGCACGTCTTAACTGTCGGTATTATTTTAATTGCGTTCTTATCCCTGTGCTTATATATCTTTTTCTTCCTAGCTATTTCTTCTTTATTAATTTTGCAGTATTCTTTTCCATGTTTTCTATGACGTTCTTTATAGCAGATCTTACATTCGGACCTAATACCATCCTTATACTTTGACGTTTTTGGGAAATATTCACTAGTCTCTGGCTTCTCAATACCGCACTTGCTACATTTCTTCATAAAAATAAACCTCCTGCCGTTTTTACCTGAATGTTTTATGGAAGAAGGGAACTCAGGAAAGTCACCTTTTCAGCTTAAAGAGCTACTTCAAGCCTATCTTCCTACCTATATTATACCATATTTTTGTGTGATGTTCTACCTAAACTCGCCCCATAAGTACTGTGTCGGTTTATTTCCCTTATTTGATTTCTTAACATTGGACTTACTACCACCGCCTGGAACTATAGCACCCGCCATCGCCTTATACGGATCCTTATACATCAAATCTCCTATATGGTACTTTCTATAGTCCTGCCAACGCTCTTCCTCACTCATGGTCGAAAACTCGCTAAACCACGTCCCTTTTATGCTATGTGCTGACTCTATCGCTGTTTTACTTACTACTGCTTCCGCTATCTCTGCTGCTATTACTATAGTTTCTATTTCTCCGTGGTATAGTCCAGCTATGCACTTTCTCTCATGACTACACATTGTGCAATCTTCCCAGTTGTTAGGGCATACTCTCTCTTTCATATGCTACCCCTCTATCTTTTTCTGTTTATTCACTTCCAACATAGGGATATATCTTGTCCATAGAGTGCTTATTATTAGCTTCACAAACTCATCCTTGCTCATGGTCTGCCCTCTTGCCAACGGTTAACACCGATAAAAGCAGGACTCCTATTATTCCCCCTGTTATGTTTCCGACCATAAAGGATATAAGATCAATTAGCATTTATCTTCCCCCTCTACTCCTATTGCCATCATGAGTCTTGTCAGGGCATGAGATAGGTGATCGTCTTGTTTATCTCCGGCTAAGTAAGCGTAGGCGTGAGATATTGCGTGGTTAATGTGGCTCTCCGTGTCTATCTTGCGCCAGTTATCTTTGCCGTATCTCACTTCGCCTGTATGCAGTACGTTTGCGAGTGCAAATATAGCTTTTGTGTCAATCAGGTCAAATCTATAGTCTAGCTTGGATTGCCGGCCACCTTGGGAGTTGGTTGTCATTTCTTCCTCTGCTACTCCGTTTATCTTCTTGTTTTCTGTCACTTTTATGTCTCCCTCTGCTTCCCATCTATCCCTATATACATCGCATATTGTACAAGGAAATTTACCTAATACAAGTCTTTCATGTCGGCAGTTCTCGCATGATTTTATCATTTAGCTACCTCCTGTTTAATCAGTTCCTTTAGCCAGGTGGATGTTATTCTGATCTGTACATTTTCACACAATGTTTCAAGATGGTTTTCTCCGCATGGGTCCCAACAGTAATAATCTCTATTCTTATTTACGAGAGATAAAGCAATCTCCAATAATTTATTCTCATGCCTAAGATCCTCATATTCCTTAGATAGAATTATTAGCTTTCGTTCGGCTTCATCATCATCCCAATTACGGTTATTATTCATTTAGCTACCTCCTGTTTTATGTTCCATCGTTGTATTAATTCCTCGTCACGACACCCCGTCACTTTCGCCAGCTCTCTCATTGTCTCTACATACTCCGGATAGTATCTCTCCTGCCATTCCTCTAAAAACCGTTGTTTTGTGTTCTCTCTCTTGGGGTTGTGTATCTCCGTGTGACATTCTGAGCACTCCGACACTACATTTTCCATGCGCTGAATGTATTGCGGTCCATACCTTGTGCTTTGTTTAATAATGTGGTGATGACTTGACGCCACCCCTCCGCATGTTACGCATTGCCCTTGGTCCCTTTCCTCTGCCTGTTTATACGCCAGGGACTTCATGCGCTCTTTTATTTTGTTATGCGATCCTTTAGGCTTAGGCTTTCTATTTGTTTTCTTACGTTTTGGCAAACTGAGTGAATTCCAGAATTCTTGTCTGCTCTCATGTGCCATATCTTCTTTTACTCTTCTTGTGTGTTGTTGCCATTTGCTAGCCTTAGTTGTGGGCATAGGTCATACCCCCTATACTATTTCTATCTCCATCCTCTGATCTTCCTTACTGCATGGTTTCTTTGTTACCATTGCCCAGGTGACTTGCCGATCATCTACATATGCGACTTTATTTAATCCGTCTAGTGCTGACTTTAGATAATTGTCTATATCTCCATCGTTCCCCATGGGAGTAGTTACACCGGAGAGGTAAACTGTTACCTTCACGCTCACTTTTTCGCTTGTTGGTATTTCACACCAGGGCTTTGCTATAATCCCTATCATTTCTTTATAAGCTAAGTATCTTCTCGCTGATTTCTTCCAGAGTGTTTTCTGTGTCATTCGTACTGCCGGGATAGGCCTGCCGGGAATCACTATATGCACTATCTCACCCTCTCTAATCTCTCTACCCTATATTTCCTACATACCCATATCCCGAAGTCTCCTATAGGCATCCTCGTCCCTCTGGACGTGTTCTGGCTTGTCTAGCGACTCCCTTAATTGCTGTAATTTCACTTCTACTCCTGCTCTCTTCTCGATTAAGGTCATATAGGCCGTTATTCTGCCCTCTACTTCTTCGAGTGTCATTGATTTCTCGAGTAGACAATGGAGTAAGCCACGGATGGGATATTCTTTCATGTCGTTGCCCCTTTCTTAACAAATAAACTCGGTCCTGTTTTCCAGTACGATTTTTCATGGGCTCTCTGCGTTACTTCTCTTATCGTTAGTTTCTTTGTTGTCATGGCTTGCTCTAGCGTCCATCCGTGTCTCATGCGATCAGTAAACGCTGCGTAAGTTATTCCCATTTCTTTTAACGCTTCATCCACGTTGGGGTATTTTCTGTTGTTTTGGACCATTTCTTTCATCTGTGTTTTCATATCGAATAGTGGCCTTGTCGCTGCGTCCTCTACTGTCCATCCCCTTCCTATCCTTGTCTGCATCGTTTTGTACTTGATTCCGTTGGATTCAGCTATCTTCCTCCACTCGGTCAAGTCTCTTCTGTTGCGATATGGCTCTGTTATTGCTCTTTCTTTGCTCCATCCGTAGGAACGTATTCTGTTATCTAAGTTACTTGCGCTGATTCCATTCTGCGCTGCTTGTTGGTATTCGGTAGGGGTTACATAAAACTCATACGCCACGTTTCGCGTACCTCCTTTTGAAGTTATCCACGAATCCAGAAGGAACCCAATCGAATATACCTACGTTCGATCCCATGCCGTGCTTTTTCATGAAGTTACTGACTCCTCCTTCTGTGCAACCTAGCTCTTTTGCCATTTCCTTGCAGAGCAGGCCACGCTCCCATAGCTTTATTGCTTTGTCTTTGTCTATTTTTACTGCCATGTTGCTCGCTCCTTTGCAATCTCAGCACGTTTTACTGGATCTTTCTCTGCTATTAGCCTTATTACTTTCTTCACAATCTCCGCGAACTTATCGTCACTCATTTCCACATCGAATCGTCCTTTCTAACTGTGTTACTATGTCAAACATTATTTTGTAGCGTGGATACCATTTCTTTAGTTCTTCCTCTGTGCGTTCCGGGCTGTCGATCCAAGTCATAGCACTTATAAGTCTAGGTGAGAGTTTTTCGTATTGATCTCTAACTAATCCCATGGGCAATCCTCCGCAGCCGCTACTTCTCGTTCTGCTGTTTGTTCCCATCCATATACTTTCTTTTCATTTGTACTTCCATTGAAATATCTCAGCGTTTTTTGGCTAAAGTAGAACTTAAACACTTTGCGTTGTCCTACCGTCCTATCTTTTAAGCTTGTTATAAGTGCGTCGCATCCCTCATCTGTCCACACTCTCTCTACTGCTATAATGTTGTCTGCCTTATTTGGAATGTTGTTGCTCCCTGATATGTCTGTCTTTTCTAGGTTTCCTTCTTCTCCCTTGATCTCGCTTTTAATCTTGTTTGGGTGAGCAACTAGCACTATGTGTGTTTTGGTATTTGTTACGAAATTCTTACATCTCTGTACAAAGTTGGCCTGATCTGAGTTAAGAGAATCTGCATTTTCCTCTAACCTGGACATTAGGTTGTCAATCACAAACAGTTTTACTCCATATCGTTTAGCTGCTAACTCCATAAGCTCAAAGAACTTGTCTAAATCACTTGATACTGCATCAACTCGCCTGTCGTAGAGATATAAAGTTCCTTCGTGCCACTCTTTGATTCTCTTTATGATCTCCGGCTTGATAACGTCAATCACCTTGTACTTGGTCTGTACTTGGTCCATGTACTCTTTTTTGTTACCTACGATTTGCTTGTATAGCCAATCTTGTATCTTGTACTCGCTCATCTCTCCGCTATAGAGAAATGTTTTTACTTGTCGGTCTAAGCAATGCGCCATGATCTGACTTACAAAGGTTGTTTTTCCCTCTCCATTTCTGCCAAATATGACGGTTAATTCTCCTTCTTTCCAATCACCAACATATGAGTCGTAACCGTAGAACCCTGTTTCTATTCCATTCTCTGTTGTGTTCTTATACTCAACATGAGCCATGTCCAACATTCCAATTGGCATTGTATTGATTGCGTCGTTTATCATTGCGAGGACTTTCTCTGGACCATGCTTATAAAGAACTTCGTTTGCATCCTTTAGTTTGTCGGCTACGATTACTTTTACGTTTTGCAATCTTCTAGTTATGTTGTCTGCAAACTCTAGTCCCGGCTTGTCGTTGTCGGCCCATACGATGATCTCACGCCCCTTAAGCCACTCCCAGCATGTTTCTATCCAAGTTAGATTATTAGCCCCTGATGGTGCGCTTACGACGTTCTCATAGCCACTCTGCCATATTGCCATTGAATCCATTTGTCCTTCCGTGATCAGTAATGGTTTTTCTCTTACGATGTGGTCCATTCCCCATAAAATAGGCTCGGTCCCTTTTTCACAACCTCCCTTAAATCCTTTCGGCTTAATCTCCCTATAAGTAACGTGTATCAAGTCTGTATCTTGTTCCCTGTAATATGGGAAAACGTAGACGTTTGAGCCGTTCCATGTGAACTCCCTAACATCCCACTCGTCCAAGGTTTTCTTTGTTAGCTTCCGTACTGCCATTAAATCAATGGCTTCCTGTGATAGTTCCCTTGTCTCAATATGGGGTAGTACATAGGCTTTCTTCTCTGCTCGGTTGGTTGGTGCAAATATGTTTAACTCCGCTTGCCCTGTTATGTCCATAATTCTCTCCTTTGCTTGGATAAAGTTCATATTTTCAAACTCTGTGTAGTATCTGTAGATGTCTATTTGTCCTCCGCAGCCGTGACATCTCCACATCATCCCATCCTTAAACCATCCCATTGACGCTGTTTTCTCAGAGTGTAGAGGGCATCTAACCTTTCCTGCGTGATTAGGTTGAAAGTTTAGACCGTCTGCAATGATGTCTCTTGCTGATTGCCCTAGGATTTCTTTTAGATCCTTAGCATCCATCTACATATCATCTCTCCTTATTCCAGCACTCTCTCCTTCTGTTACGCCTAATCTTCCTTTTGGCTTTTCACGCTGTTTAGGATTATCTACTTTTATGGAGTTCATAACTTTTTCAGCTACCCAACTATTAATTGCTCCGTAATCTGATTTATATGTCTTTCCGTTGGATTGCTTGTACGCTCCTAATTTCTCAATCATCGTGTTTGTATTGGGAATTCCATATTTTTCTACTAACGTTTCGTATTCCGCTGGAAGAAGGGAGACGTTATCGGAGCATTGTGTCTTTGTATCTTTTATAGAATGATCTATTATAGAAGTATCTTTGTTAGGCGATTCTGTCCTAACCCTTGGGCGATTCTGTCCTAAGGGTAGGGCGATTCTGTCCATAGGGTTAGGCGTTTCTGTCATAATGTCATAATCTTGTAATGCGTCAAGTTTTGCCGTAGGAGAGATATACGAGAAGTTTCCTTTCTTACCTTTCCTGACGTTTGTAAGATTTCTTAGCAATAGAAGGTCTTTCCCGTACATCTCAATTTTTCTCTTTAGGTTGCGCTTGGTTCCTATGATCGGTATTTGCTCTAAAAGGTAGGTGTAGTTGATCCACATATACTTAACTCCGTCGAAATCCTTAAACTCCATAGTTGCCGATGAATACATATCCTTGATGGTTCTTAGGATAAAAGCATCCTCTACGCTAAGCTTGTTCTCTATCAGTTTTTCTTGTTGGAAGCCTAATATTGTATATTTCATACTTTATCTACTTCTGATGCTGTAAACTGCTTAACTTTCTTCTCCCAAAACCTCTGCATGATCGCTTGTTGCTTCTCCGGGTTATTGGCGCGCCATTCTCTGTGCTTCTCGGTTGATCTAGCCCTTTTTTGTTCAGGTGTCTTCTTAGCTAGTTCCATCTATAAAATCCTCCTACAAACTTTTTAAACTATTTTAGCGAATCTATTGCACAACTTGTACATGTGTGGTATATTATACCTAGGCAGAACAAATAGACCACTTGATGGTGGGAATTGTTTTCCTCAGCTACTTAAATAGCTGCGTTCGTTCGCACGGACAAATTACTTGGAGCTTTTGCTCAATCGGCATACTCTGGATTTATCAATACTGGTAATATTGATGAACCGAGAGTGTGCCAAAACCTGTTTTATGTATAACCGATAATCAGCCCCCTTATTGGAAATCTTACCTACCTGTCTAGTATAGCATACCTTGGTCAATTTGTACATAGTGTATAACGTACATTTTATGTTTAATTTGACCAAATTTCGACTATCTGTTATAATTTAATTGGAGTTGATAAAAATGTCTAGAGAAAAACCAAAAGAGAACTTACTTCGATTTCCGACAATGATAACGCCTAAGCAATCAGAGGATATTGACCGTTACCGACAGGATATTGGGACGCTGCCAGCCAAGGGAAAGGCTGTTCGAGATTTGCTTGAACTTGGACTAGAGACATACTGGAATAAGAAGAAGGATGGAGCCGGGAAGTAACCCGGCTTCTTTTTATCCCCTATTTTCCCATGAGTATTTTTCCTAATCTTTTTCCGATGTACAAGGCCACAAAATATATACATAAAGCTTCTGCTATTATTATCAATTGGCTGTAATCCATTTAGCTCACTCCTTTCATCTCCACCTAAAGACTTAGATGTTTGTTTTTAAGTTTATTCTTGCTTAATTTTGAATTATAATATTTGAAAATAGTATTCACTGTTTTTATAACTTTCGGAATATTATTAGTATCGTTATCAGCCTCTCTCCCTATCTTTACAGGTTCTACTCTTTTAAGTTGTCTGATAAAGGTTTCCATTTTAATATCGTCTTTGTATATACTGATAAATTCAGAAACGCCTCTTAACATATTCTGGCTAAATGCTTCGTTCGCACCAGCCCATGTTAATTTTATGAATTGTAAGGTGCTATCCAAGTGATCTTTACCGTGTTTTTTATAAATTTTACTCAGGGCGGCTATCGCATTAATCTTATTTTTACCAGTACCCTTTGAAATCCCCATGCCATTTTTTTCAACTATATATTTTATATCAAGTGCTTCCTTATTTTTTGCTTCAACCTCAGCGTTAAAATAATCCAAAGCCGATAATTTGTATCTAATGCCATTAAGGTCTATGAATAAATTAGCTTCTTCCTCATAAGTCAATCCATATAAAACTTGGCACATTAACATTGGTACTTTTGCCATTCTTGCGGAATAAGCTCTATGTTGTCCGTCTATTACGTTAAAATCACCATCTCTAAAACTAACTGTTATAACACCAACCTTATTCATATCAAAATTAGTAGCTATTTCCTTTGCAAAAGTTGGGTTCAAAGCTCTTTGATACACACCAACTTTTAAGTTTTTTACAGAAACCATTTCATAAGTTGCATTTGATATTAAATTTATATTTTTCATTTTCTATTCCTCCATTAAATTTATTATTGTTTCTAAACTTGATATTGCTTTTTCCAATAGCTCTTTTGGTTTTGTTTGACCCTTAAAAACCGATTTCATGTACAAAAATTGATTAATAGCCATGTTAAATTCACTGACTATATCCTCTAATTGTGATATACTTTCGTTGTAGATAAATTTGTCAGTGCCTTCTTCGGAAGGCTTTTTTCTTTTCATTTCCTCAAGTATTGTGTCAACTCCATCTACAACATGACTGTTCATTGCCCTTATTTTTTCTCGTGCGTTAGGGTCATTGGTTATTCTTAAGGCATTTTTGCAGGCTTTGCACTCTCCTCTCCCATTGCTAAATTCTGTTGCGGACTTTCTTATTCCGCATGTTGTGCATATTTTTCTTTCTTCCTCACCATCCTTCATTACTTCTTCTAGCACTTCTTCTTTTGACTTTAATGGTCTTATTTCCCTGTAAACTTTATTGATTTTCTTACTGCCTTTTGATAATGCTTCCTTTTGTTCCGGCGTAGCTTCACGCTCTATAACTTTGATTTTGGCAATAGTGTCATGGCCTACACCGGCTAGTTTCGCTATTTCGTCGCGGGTTTTGGTCGACACTTGTGCTGAATTCGGCACAAGTGATTTACCAGGAGCAGTCCCGCCATGTTCTTTTTGCCTAGCCTTAGCTCCCTCACCAATAATCGCCTCTAGCTTCAACGCTAACTTTCCCCTCTCATAGTTTGGTAGATTCCTCCTTCCAAACTGATTTCTTATGATCCATTCGATGGCTTCCTCTCTGTCTTTAATTTCTATTGGCATTGTTTTGAAAGGTATATTGTTTTTAGTACATATCTCATAACGGTTATGTCCATCAAGTAAAATATCATTCCATGTTACAAGTGCATCCCTACAGCCTTTATCTATAATGTTTTGTTCTAGTTGCTGATATTCTTCATTTGTAAGTGGTGGAATGAGTTGTCTGAATTCACTGTCTAATTTCATATACTTGGAATTAATATCTATACGCATTTAAATCACTCCTCCCATTGAATTAATACTGTTGATCCCTTTTGTTCACGGAGCCACAACACAAAATCCCCTCCGTGCATATTGCCTTCTTCTTTCATTGCCTTTTTCATCAGAACATGTATCAATTCTGCTAGATCACTGTATTTAATTTTCAATAGATTCTTAGGCCCTTTACTCATATGATACCTCCGCGCTTACCCAGCCATCTCTTCCGTTATTTCCCTTAGTGCTGTAGATGCAACCACAATTCAAGCAATTAACAGCTATAATGTCGTATGGCTGGTCAAACTTCTCTTCTTGGGTGCGAAGGTATCTCGAATCAATTGAGTTGCAGGAAGGGCAATTCTCGCTCATCTGAGATGATTCAATGGAGATAATGGGAAGCCCTGGTGCATGGTCTGAGTAGAATATGCGAACTGAGTAGCCGAAGATGGGAATTTTAGTTAGATTGTATTTTTCTGCTATGGCTGCGACTGCTCTCATCATTTCGTTTCTTGTGCCGATACCTTTTGAGTGATCGTTAATTAGTTGGTGTATTGAGGTTCTATCTTCTATTGTTGGGAATTGTTTTATCATGGTTGCTACCTCCTTTAATTAATTACATTAGATGCTAAAAAGGGATATCACCCTGGTCCATATTTACTTCTGCTCCTAAGTGCTGATTTTCTTCATGCTTAGGCTTACTTCCTATAAACTCAACTCGATCTGCTAATATCTCAGTCTTATAATGCTTAACCCCATCCTTTTCCCACGTAGAGGTCTGTATTGACCCTGTAACACCTGCTTGAGATCCCTTGACTAGATAGTTAGCAACGCTCTCAGCCTGGGCCTTGAAACAGATAACAGGCAAGAAGTCTGCTGTTTTGTCTTTGGAGTAGGGACGGTCTACCGCTAGGACAAATTTGCATACCGCAACACCTGATGTTGAAAAACGTAATTCTGGATCGGCGCATAATCTTCCGACAAGTTGTACTGAATTCATTATTATTTATCCCCCTTATTTTTTTGAGTGCAATCATTGCAAATACAACCAATATCCATTCGAGTGCTGAAATCTCCACATTGTTTACAAATCATTTCTGCGTAGAATGGGACCACTCCAATGTTTTTATAATCCTGTGGGAGAAGATCCTCTGCTGCACATTTCAAATTGCAAACAATCTCCATTTTATGTTTTACCACAGTTGTCTTGTCCCCATTCTTTCTCCTCGAAATACCCACATAGATATGATCCTTCGGGCAGTTCTCCCAACTTGGAAGTTCAGCCCTTCTTTTAATTTCCTTGACGATCACAACCGCCGGTGTATCATGCCAGTATTCCTTGACATTTCTTTCAAACTTGTTCAAATTATTTTCCTCCTATTACTGCTGTGAGCGACTTAGTTTTTAGATCCGTATAGAGTTCGTTGGCTTTTTCTTTCGTCCACTTCGAGAAGTCTTTGCATCCGGCTATTTCCTGCACTTGCTCCATGCTGTAGCCTAGTTTTTTACACTCATTCCAAAAGGACACCCAGTTGACTTTCTCGCTTGTCTTTAATGCGTCCTGTTGTGTCATTGGTTTGGATACTGCTCGTAGTGGTTGTGGCTGTGGTCCTTGGTTTAATCTGGCATTTGCCACCTCTTCTCTTGATGCTACAGACTTCTTGATCTCATAACCCATCATTGCCAATGCTCTTCCTACTGCGCTCGTTTCTCCGTTCTCGACGTGTGAAGTCTTATTGATGTACGTTGACCCTGCTTTCTCCATTGCGTGGCCTGTGCATGGCCTCTTGTCGTCCTGGTCCCTATAGATGTAAGCCTTGATGATTACCTCATCATTTGCATTGGAGATAATTTCAGTTTGGATTGAACCTTGTGGATGTTCCTTGTAAAATGCTGTGATCCGATCATTCACTGTGATGTAGTCGTCGAGATTGAAGTTTGCCATTGTTTATTCCTCCTTTATCTAATCTTTATCTGATCCTTAATGATCTGCCCACAGTTAGCTCCGCACCAGGTACAACTTCCTTTGCCTTCAACGCATCTGCAACCAATTTTTTATTAACCTCATAACGCTCTGGCACTAATGTGAGGAATCTACCTGGCACTTTATCTTCATCGTAAACATAAACGGCAGGTGGATTGTTTTGGATCTTGATTGATCTAGTTGGCGATTTGAGGGTATCAATATCTAATTGGGTCATAACTCCCTGCAGGTAGTTCTTCATGTTCTCTACAGCTTTCTCGCGGCTTCTACGGCGTATTGCTAAACGCTTCTCTTCGTTCTTTATTACCTCTGCTTCTGCTTCAATTTGTTTGATGATGTTTGCAATACTAATTGCCTTTCCCTCAATCTGGCCCTCTAATATAGTTAAGGCGTGGAGTATGTCTTGATCTGGCATTTCATCATCAATGAGAGATAAGAGGTTATTGTATCCAGTGCTTAGTTCATATAAGGCGATAGACATTATTTATTCAACTCCTTGTGCATTACGTTCATTGGAAACTGCTCATTCATTGGAGTTGTTACCGTAGTCAAATGAGTTTGACTGAATCCTTTGTCGAAGCCTGAGTTACTACCTGCTGTGAAACCTCCTGCGAATGTTATTACCAATACCACTACTGAGACAATAATTTTCTTCATCATTTCAATCTCTCCCTCTTCTTTTTAATTTAGCAAGCCTTACTTTGGAATCTGTCATAACAACTCGGGCATCTTAAAT